TGCAGTCACTACATACGGTAATGAAGTATTTCAATATAAGATAAGAGAAAATTACCTTAACCTAGAAGGTGCATCAACTGGTAGCTCTCTTAATAATAGATTAGTAGAACCCACTCTTAATAGAATAGTAAATATAAGTAAAAATTACGGTACAGAAGCTGAAGTAGGTGGGTTAGTAACCAAACATACCGGTTCACTACAGATGACAGCATCAGTACAAGAGTATGACTTAGACCAATGGGCAGTTGATCAAGGTATAGAAGGTGGTATAGAAGTGAGAAGAGTATATTATGAAGCTCCACCAGCAATATTAAGGTATTTTGACCCTTATGCAGGTACAGGTACAGGTGTACAGTCACTAATGGATGCTTTCGACTTTGGATCATTTAGTCCTGGAGTTAATTTTATGTTAATGCCAGTTTCTTTTGATTTAGCTAAGATACAAGCTATAGAGTTAAATGACCAAGTACGTAAATCAAGTTATTCCTTTGATTTAACTAATAATAAGTTACGTATCTTTCCAATACCTAAGTCTAACTATAGAATGTTGTTTGATTATTATAAGTTAGATGATAAAAACAATGCATTTAACAATCAAGACACTGGATTGGTAACAAATGTAGGTGAGGTACCTTACGATAACCCAAACTACACACAAATAAACAGTGTTGGCAGGCAATGGATATTTAGATATACATTAGCACTAGCAAAAGAGTTATTAGCTTACGTTAGAGGTAAATACCAAACAGTACCAGTACCCGGTTCAGAAGCTACATTAAATCAAGCTGATCTTCTTGCAGATTCCCGTACAGAAAAAGATCAACTAATGACAGAGTTAAAGGAAATGTTAGAACAAACATCTAGACAAGCTCAATTAGAAAGAAAAGCTAATGAATCTGAAAATTTAAGGAAAACGTTAACAGACGTACCATATACAATCTATATAGGATAATGAAATTAAGTAAAATCATAGAACAAGTAGAATTTAAGACTTTTGTTGCTATGGCAAAAGTAATATTTAAAGAAGATATGGGTTCAGCTAAGATAGGTGAACTTTTACGTGCTTTACCAGGTGTTACTACGGTTACATTAGTAAGAGAAGAAAGACCAGGAGTAGAAATTTTTAAAATTAAACTAATTACACAGAAAGACGGTGTAGCGGCCTTCAATTCTTTTAAACAAAATGCTTTAACTAAGTATACTGTAATAAGAGTTGTTAAAATAGCCGAAAATTCAATAGAAGAAAAATAATGCTATTCGGAAGTAACAGAGATTATGATTTATTGGTAAATATTAACCGTGAACTACTAAAAGACATAGTAGAACAAGAGGTACTGTACCATAAACTAAGTTTAGAGGATACAGAAACTAATATTTACGGTGAATCACTACAAAAATCATACTACAACTCTATTAAACTTAACTGTTTAATAACTAGAGGTGATCAAGTTATAGATATAGATGACTTTGGTCCAGATTTAGGTAGAGATGCTTCATTTGCTTTCTTAAGACCGGACCTAGAAGATGTGAGCGTTGTTCCTGAGGTAGGGGATATAGTGCAATGGCATAGAGACTACTATGAAGTAGATACAGTTCGGGAGAACCAGTTATTCTTAGGGAGAGACAAGAGTTATAACCTTGCCTCATATGGAAATGGCTTTGGATCTTCACATTCTATCATTATAGACTGTCACTTAACAAGAGCTGATAGAGTTGGATTAACAGAAGTAAGATAATATGGCAGATAATAGAGGACATGACGTATCTCGTTCTACAGATGAACAAGATAGCTTTAAAGTAGGTATAAAAGATATAGATACAGCTATATACTACTACTTTAACGAAGTTATTAAACCATCTGTCGTTCAAAACGGTAAACCTATTAACGTACCAGTAGTGTATGGATCACCAGAAAGGTGGAAATCTATGCAAAAAGATGGTTACTACAGAGATAAGAACGGAAAGATGCAGGCTCCACTAATAGTGTTTAGAAGAGAGACTGTAGAGAAGAATAGAACACTTGGTAATAAGTTAGATGCTAATAACCCAAGTAACTTTGGTGTGTTTAAACAAAACTATTCAAAGAAAAACATATATGATAGATTTTCAGCTCTTAATAATAGAGTAGCAACTACAGAATACTACGCAGTAGCCATACCAGACTACGTGAATATTACATATTCCTGTGTTATCTTTACTGATTACGTAGAACAAAACAATAAACTAGTTGAAGCTATTAACTTTGCCTCTGATTCATACTGGGGTGACCCTTCAAAGTTTCATTTTAGAGCTATGATTGACACATTTACTACCTCTCAAGAGATAGTGCAAGGTAGTGACCGTATTGTAAAGTCTAACTTTCAGGTTAATCTACTTGGACATATAGTAACCGACACTGTAAATGCTTTAGCAGTCAATTCTAAAAAGTATTTTAGTAAATCTTCTGTTAAAGTTACATCAGAAGTAGTAAAAAACATAAACGACTTATAGTAAATGGCTAGAGCTGACAGTATATTATCAGGATCACTCATCTTTAGAGAAGATGGAACAGAGGTATCCAAGTTAGTACCACACGGAAGTGAAATACAGATAACAGGTTCGTTACATGTAGATACTAAAATCAAGTTACAAGGTACTGATTTAGGTCAAAGAATGACTACTGTTGAGAATGCAGTAAGCACTCCTTCTGTAACCGTTGGGGGGTTAACAGAATACACTGGTTCTTTAAATGTTTACACAGCATCTAGTAAAGTACAGGTAGGTAACTTAGAAGCAATATCTTCTTCCTTTAATGTATACACTGGATCGACTAACACTTCAGTTTCAAACCTACAAATTACATCCTCACTAACAACTCAAAGCTTATCTGCATTAGATACTAGGTTTACTACTATCGAGAGTAAGGAACTTGTTAGTAGTTCTCTTCAAATTGACAATTTAGGATTTTTATCCTCTAGTATTCAAGGTATTGTATCACGATCTCAACAGATAACCGATTTAGGTTTCATTACTGCATCAAGATATAGTGAAATATTAGAAGTACCCAATGGTATAGTATCGTCCTCATCTCAATTAGCTACTGCAATATCAGGAGCTGGAGCAGTTACCTTTGTTACTTCAAGTAACTTTAGTTTAAAACAACTACAAGTTAACGATTACGATAGTAATGTAGCAGCAGTATTTGACGACGGTAGTGGAAAGCTAACTTTAACGTTTGGAGAACCTGCTGTACCATCATCTGTTAGTTTATCAACATCAGGGTTTAATACTGATAGGTTTAATCAAACGGTAGATTCATATAATATAACTGCTACATGGAATAATGGTGGGTATACACTATTAACTGCTTCAATATTTGAAGGGAATACCTTTTTAACTCAATCTCAAGCAGGAACTTCAATTACTTTTAGTACTTCTTCTATAGGTAACCATTCATACAGGCTTGCTTACACAGCAAGTTCACCATTAGATGGAACTTTATATAAAGAAACTGAAAATCTTACTAAAAATTTATCAAAAAGTAATCCTTCTACTCCTACCTTATCTACTTCCCCTGACGTACAATTAGGAAATAGTTCTAATCAAATAGAACAAGGAGCAACTGGTAGTATTACCTTTACTTCATCATCATCTGCTACAAGTAATCAATGGGAATTAGATAGAACTGAAACTAATTTTAAAACACCTTTTGCTATTACTGGATCAGCAACAGGTTCTACTACTATATCAATAACTGCTACTGCTCATTACGATTCACCCAATGGTGAAAATTCACCAAATACCAATACTACTCGACAAACTACTAGTAACTTTACTAAAATACGTAGTGTAAGATTTGGAGCAAGTGCAACTACTGCTTTTACAGCAGAACAATTGGCAGATTTATCTTTATGGGACAGTAACATAGGTGGTACGGTAGGTACTATTGATAAAGGTAACACCAATCCTAGTGGAGATGCAGTAACTATTTCATTTTCTGGAGATAAGTTTCATTATATAGTGTATGATAGTTCAAGAAGTGATTTATCAAACATAACTACAAGTGGATTTGGGGTATTAGGACAATTTACTAAAACTACTGTAGGAGATTATAAAGTTTACAGAACAACAACACTACAAGCAGGTGGAAGTGGGAGTAGTATAACATATAATTTGACTTAAGATGGCAATAATTCTACCAGGCGGGTTTAACATAACAAACAACGAACCATCAGATGCAAGGTTTAGTGTAGCTAATGCAACTGCACGTTATGCATTGTCTTCCGCTAATATATACGAAGGTTTAACGGTATACGAGCAAGATACAAATAGATACTACGTATTAGTGGATACTTCTAACGTATCAAACACTTCTGGTTGGAATGAAATAGCTACTGGTAATAGTTTTTCAGGATCAACTACAATAGGTAGTGATCTTCTAAATATACACAACATTACTGGATCAGTTAATGTAACTGGTTCCTTATCATTACAAAATTCAAACCTAGAGGTTACAGGTTCTTTATCTCTCGACCTCTCTGGTGTTTCTAAATATTTTAACATCAGTATTGATGGGGAAGAAAAATTAAAAGTTAACAATGAAGGTGTACTTCAACTATTTTCACAAAGTAGTGCCCCTTCACCGGTAGAAGGAGGGTTGTACTATGGAAATGACCACACCCTTTACTTGGGCACTAACAATTAAATGTGACTATTTATTAAATATTATAGTATATTATGGCAGATTGGAAAAAAATAATAGTATCTGGGTCAACAGCCCGATTCGCTAACATAGAAGTAGATGGACTAGCCTCCGGTGTAGTAACTGGAGCAGCAGGTAACTTAACCACCACCTCAATAAACGGTGCAGGTAATATAGTTGCCACCACTGGAGCAACTAACTTAGTGGCAACAGGGTCCTTTACTGGTTCTTTTAAAGGAGATGGATCTGGTTTAACAGGTCTTGCTACCAACCTTACAGTAGGAGCCGATGCAGGCACAGACACCACAGTAAACCTAATAACCGATACATTAGAATTTACAGGCGGTAAAAATATATCTGCTACAGTAAGTGCAGATACCATAACATACAATTTAGGAGGAGGATTAGTATCAGCATCTGTAATAACAGCACCTTCTACACAGGGTCAAGTACAATTGACTACCAATGGAGCAGCAGCAACTGCTATTACTGTTAATAGTCTTGGTACAGGTGGCAGTCCTACTTTCGATAGTTTAACAGTTACCAACGACGTTACAGTAGATGGTAGTTTAACTGTGAACGGTACCCTAACTACACTAAACACCACTAACACAGAAATAAAAGATCAGTTTTTATTACTTAACTCAGGTTCTACTACTGCAACAGATGAATCAGGTATTATATTTGGTGGATCTAACGGAGTAAATGGAGCAGGAGCAGCATTAATCTGGAATGGTAATTATAATGGTAATGATGGACGTTTGGCTATTAACAATAACTTAGCATCTAATGCAACATCAGCAACAATAAATTATTTTGTAGCAGGTGTGTTTGACGGTACTATAGCAGACGCAGC